AGTCATCTTTCCACTATTCTTTATCAACCCAGATGTTTTAAGAGTATTCAACACTTCACTCATTTCTTTAAAGTCTACATCTCCCAAAGAAACGAATCTTAATTGTGGCATAACCTCCCTTGGTCCAAAGTTGATTTCAACCAATTCTGTTATAACCTGCTTTGTGAATTGTTCTGCTAAATAAGCAGCCTTATCTTCAACATGCTTTAAAAAGAAACTTGATTGATCTTTCGACAATGCAAAGCTTCCAGTCGAGTCAGTCCCCAACCCCAAAAACCCTGCAAGTACATTCATCAGGATCATCTTGTTATGATGTTGGATCTGTTGCTCTATTGCTTGACCTTGTGGATTTCCACTAGGAGTTACAATATCAACAGTCCAATTCTGGTTCGGTACTATTATACGAGCCTGTTCATGGCTACGGATATTTTTAGCCATTTCCTCTGCCTCTGCTTTTTCATCATCACCTGCACCATCTGGCATTACTATCTTCGGCACTCCCACTCCATATCGTTCAGCACTAATACTAGCAACCTTATAAAGAACATCTTTAATATAATAATGTTTCCAGGCTGGTCTTAATACACTCTGTCCTGTTAAGTCATCTCCTTCTTTATCATTAGTCAAAACCAATAACTTATTAGCGGGTATCTGGGCTTCCATTATATCCGTTTCATCACTATCAATTCTTTGCACAATCCCTCTGCGACCATCATCTAATTGCCAATTCTGAATTGACGCTGGAATCCTCGGCTCAAGATCTCGTAAATAAATCTTTCCATCTCTTTTTTCATAAACCTTTTCAAAACAGTAATGTCCAAAATCTAAATAAGCCAAAGCCTCACGCAAAAAATCCTTCCATGTCCTCTGCATAGTATCAATATTCTCCTGCACAAAATCCTTAACCTCTTGATCCTTCGCATCATCACTTGCAATCTCTATATACCATTGAGTTGATAACATAGGTGCTTTAATTGCATTAAGCACTCCTTTCACAGCACCATCACTTCTTCGCATTTCTTCAACTAGAGTGATTCTTGTTTCATCACGCCATTGAGCATTGGGTTCATCCTGAAAATAACCTCCATATCTTTCTGATCCAGAATCTCCAAGAGTCTTAATCAGATCCGAGATAGATAAAGGTTTTTGGTCTTTTAAAATTGCCATATTTAAAGTTTAATATTAAAACTTCTTATTTCTGATGTTCCCAACAATCGTTCTGGGTGTATTATAGCCTATTTGACTGTTACTTGTAAAACTTGTTTTGTCTAAATACTCAAGGCTATACATCATCGAATCAATGTCGTCATCATGATCAACCTCTGGGAAACAAACTAAACTTTCTGTAAATCCCCTCAATCCTTCATGGAATAATATGTTTCCATTCTCGAAATCTGGCTCATGCATTTGCATTCTGGCAATCTTGTCTTTCCCTTTAGGCTCTATCGCTATAAGTGGCATTGTCCTATCATCATTGTTGACATTCGGTAAATCTATCCTTCCAGCCTTCCAGTCTAATAGTAATTGATACACAGCAACTTGAGCCATCACTTTCTCCACCCCAACTGTTCGTATATTATCATGCTGTTGATACACCCTAGCAACTAAAGCTGCTTGATTTATTTGTGTGTCTCTGCCACTCATTATTTCCAAAACATACTTCTTATTTTCATTTCTAAATTTACCAGCAACACAAAGCCCATAGTAATCTGCACTCTTTGACGCCCCTGCTTGTGGATCAAACATTAGAACCTTACTAAAAAACTCCCCCTCATCCACATTAGAAAAGAACTTGATCCACTCTTTCTTGATCCTTGCTGTTTCTTCGTTGATAGGATTATTTAAGATCTCTTGCGAAAATATCCTGGTCCCCAATTGCTTTTTCATTTCCATCAGCTTGTCCATTGTAAAAACCTCTTTCCAAATCGACTCCCCATCTTCTATTCCTTTTCTAAATATCCCTCCATGCTGTTTGTAAAACTTAAGTATCTGGCAATTAGGCGATATAATAGTACCAACCATTTTAATATAACCCTTTTCAGGATCTTTCGATGGAAAAATTACACTATACAACCATTCGTGCATCTTAATCCTACGATCCACGCTTTTCACTTGCTCATCATCTTCCACATCATCACAGATTATCTTTGTAGGTCGTCTGTTCTTAATGTTTACCCCTCTGCCCTTACCAGCACCCCTTGCAACCACATTACAGTCATTTGATGTCTCAAAATGAGTATTCGTCCACTTTCGACCTAAATTGCTCTCTGGGGGTACTAAATCGCCATAAACATCAATTAGCAAATTATTGTTCTCCAGCTCGGTCTTTATACTCTCAAAATGAAACTGTGCATCTCTTAAGGTGTTTGATATGTATAAAATAACAGGCTCTAGCTTATAAACTATATCGTGGATTGTATCTAATTTAATCCAGGTTGATTTAGCAAACCCTCTGGGGAATACTATTGCCCCATCTTCACGAGTAGCAATAGCCTTAATCAGATCCTTATGGCACTCTGGCACCTCATAATCTCCTTTCACTATATGAGAAAAAAAGAACTTACCAAAGATATGCAAGTTTTCCTTATCTCTTAAGGACTCCCTTGCCCACACATTTTGCTCTTTGCCTTCAAAGGCATTGAGGTCTTTGATCCATTCCTCATACGTCACCATCTGTTTTATATTTTTTAAGTCTTTTCTTTGCTTCTGCACCAAGTATGTCATGCTCTATTGGTCCACCATCTTCTCCTGTATATTCCATCCTACTTGAAAACTCTCTTTTCCTCTTTCTTTCCAAATACCATTTGGCTGTATCTATCTCTCCCAACTTACTTGCAACTGTTTGATATGCCTTTAGTACAGGTTTTTCCCTTAAACTGTCAGATTCTTCTGCTAGTTTTTTGTCCTCTTTACACCAAGTGTAAAATGTTTCCCTGCTTATTTCTGCATATGAGCATGCTGCTGTTACATCTGCCCCTATAGCAAATGCTTCCTTTAACTTTCTGACAACCTCTTTCTTATCTTTCATTGAATTTTGGGTTATTTAATAAAGATCCTTAATGGATTTAATAATATCCATCATTGTATATTTAGCTCTCCAATTTAATATTTTCTTTGCCTTGCTTGAGTCACTTATTAAAACATCTGGATCACCACTTCTCTTTCCTACAATAGAGTAGTTGAGCTTTTTGTTAGTTACTTTTTCAACAATAGCAATAATATCAAAAATTGAGTTCCCTTCTTCTCTCCCAATATTCACCTCAAAAGACTTCCCCTTTTTCAACCTCTCAAGAGCTTTTAAGTGTGCTGATGCCAGATCCAAGACATGAAGGTAATCCCTGACACAAGTTCCATCCTTCGTATCATAGGTATCACCAAACACAAGAAACTCATCATCACATAGAATTGCTCTCATCATTACAGGAATAATGTGTGTTTCTGGATCATGCCCTTCCTTAATCCCATACGCTGAACCTGCTGCATTAAAATACCGAAGAATTGCAAAATTTATATCAAAAACCTCTGAATACCACCTTATCAATTGTTCTAAAATAAATTTACTTTCCCCATATGGATTTATTGGCTTCTTCCTCTCTGTTTCTTTGATAGGAATCTCATCAGGATCTCCATAGACTGCACAAGTGGATGAAAAGATTAAATCCTTACACCCTACTTTCTTCATAGCATCAAGAAGATTCAACCCCCCCACAACATTATTCGAAAAATACAAATCAGGCTTCTTAAATGACTCCCCAACTTCAATAAGCGAAGCAAAGTGAAGAACTGTACCAATATCATAATCATCAAAAACCTTGATGACCTCCGACCTATTCCTTAAATCGCATTGAACAAACACACTTTCACTAGGAATATATGTCCCATCACTATTACTCAAATTGTCCAAAACAATAATGTCGGACTCTTTTACCCCATTTTTAATAAAATACTGAATGACTGTGGAGGCAATATACCCCGCACCACCAGTAAAAAGGATCTTTTTATTTCTTGTATTTTTCATCAATTATTTTAGGTACTGCATTGTCCCACCTTACTCTGTGATGTAGCCTCATATCCTTATGCCCCATCAAGGCTACTTTTACAGATGATGGGCTGAAAATCACCGTATAGAAACTTTTAATATAAGTCCCATTGTCTAAATAAATATCTGACATCCCCCCTTTACTTAACTGTGTTTGCACTTGATTGAGTCGGAGTGCTGCTACAGTAAAGAATATATTTCCAAGACTTTGATACCAGGTATAAGTATTCACATCCTCATTTATCCTACCAACAAATTTAAAAGGTCTTTTGGTGGAGCAAATAAAGGAATTCATTGCTTTGCGAGCCAACTTCTTTTTGAACACCGAACAACATTCCCCTCCAATGAAATCACCCCCTTGAGCCATAGCAATTGTCTTGGCAGGAATCACTTTGTAAAACTCCAACAAGGAGTCTAGAATCCCATCAAGATTTTTGATCTTATTACGCTTCGTTATATAATTATAATCTTCATCTGCTGAAAAACTAAAACTGGTATAATCATCATCAAGCTGCATAAAATATGTAATCCCCAAATCTTTTGCTATTTCAAATGATGCATTTCTAGCATAGACAATCGACCTGCGATCCTTAAAATTATCAGCCTGGTCAAAAGTTTGAGCTATCTTCTCCTTGCTAAATACAACCACCTTATCACCGAAATTCTCAATATACCTATCTGCTGTCTCATCCTCATCATCAATAATGATAAAAATCTTCCCTGTATATCCACACTTTGCCAAGGTTTTCAAAGTCAGCACATTATCTGGTCTGCCATGTGTCAAAATAAAAACTGCAAAATCCTTATTATCCATCGCCATGTTCGTTGAGGTAATGTTCTGATATTTCTTCGGAAAGACTAACAAAGCCCATCTCTATTGCCTTGGCAAAATCCACAATAACTAATGCTGAATCCTCCATTAGCTTTTGAACCTCCTTATCTGAATGAGCATAAAATTCTGCTATTTTGGCATAATCAAACACTCTATGCCTCTGTGCTGCATACTTCAAAAACTCTTTTTCTTCCTTACTTATCTTTGACTTTTCAATCCCCTCAATCAGTTTTAAAACCTTCCCATGATCAACAACATCTTCCAAGCTAGGCTTTTCCTCACTCGGTTCATAAATAGGAGCCTTAATCTTCTTGGAATACTCCCCAACCGCAAGATCCTTTTCACTAATAAGATTAAGTTCAAATCCTGTAAGTTCTCCCATCTCAACACTCATCTTTTTTAATTCTTCCATTACCAGATCCATGTCCCATTCTGACTCATTTAATTTATTATCTGCCAACCTATATGCCATTGCTTGCTCTTCGGTCAAACCAACCTCTAAAACTGGTACTTCTTTCAATCCCAATAACCTTGCTGCCTTTAATCTCCCATGCCCCACAATCACAACATTTTTCTTGTCAACAACTATCGGCTGGTTAAATCCAAACTCCTTTATGCTTGCTGCAACTTGTTCAACTTGTTTCTCTGGATGCTTCTTTGCATTCTTCTCATAGAACATTAAACTATCAATGTCCCTTTTCTCATACCCAGGCGAGGGTTTTTTAGTCATTTTTATTTGGATTATATTTAAATGCGAGATCATACAACTGCATGATGGCGAGGAAATTTCTGATCCGAACCTTGTTGACCGTATCATACTCAAAGTCTAAAACAACCCTGTCCCCAATCACAGCATTTTCATCTAGGTCTACAAGCATTTTGTATAAATCCATATTTTCCCCTGAATAAGAAAGTCCAATGACTTTTCTTTTAGTATGATCAAAGATGTCCAATAATGCTTGTTTTCTCACTCTTACATTGTAGAGCATTTCTCATAGTTTGACAATGTTTGTTTAAGATTCTCAAACCTTGCCTCAAGCTCCAGCATCGACATCCCCGTATGATTCCTTAATCTTTTTAAGTTTTGTAGAGTTACAGGATCTCTGACTTCCTCTAAAAGTTGGTGAAACTCCTGCTGCCCACTATACGAGGTTGAATGAGCAGAAACTTGTCCCATCGTGTGGCAAGTTACACATAAGCAGATCCCGTTCTCCATGTTGGTTCTCAAATCCATGTTCCCTTTACCTTCTATGTGATGAGAATTTAACTGTCTATTAGTATCCCCGCAAACCTCACATTTAAAACCAGCTCGAATCTTGACAAGAGGCTTCCAAAACTTTTCCTCTATCTTTCTTGCGAGCTTAATTGGACTAATAACCTTTGCCATAGTAAGTAGTTATGAACATATTATACACTATTCATCTGTATTCCTTTTAAGGAAAGTCCTCACCGTTGCAATCACCGCCTGTATTGAACTCCTGCATTGAGGCACATCCAAACACTCATCCGCACTATCCAAAGCATCAAGACACATCTTTGCAATACCTTTGGTAGTATCTTCGACCTTGTCCGCAATCTCTTGTCGGAGTTCTTCTATTAACACCTTAAATGTTTCCTTTTGTGTTTCCATTTAATTTTTAAGTTTCTTTTCTTCGTTCGCATCATATCCGCACCAAGCACACTTGCCAGAGGCAACAGCCAATGCGTAGTTTTCTTTGTCACAACCTTCACATCTTACAAGAAAGACGTTGCCTTTTGATTTAAAATTACACGAGTGTTTCATCCTTCATAGGTTATAAGTTAAGTTCTTTTTGTTTATTCAATTTCCATTTCAGCTTCGTAATCGTCTACGATTATCTCTAGGTCTTCTATGAATTCTTCTCTAGCTTTGTTGCTTACTGGTTTGTATTCGATTGTTATTTTCATAGGTCGTATTTACTTACGTTATTTTTAGAATCCTTGCTATTTGAATTTTTCAGCTTATCTTTCATTTTGTAATATTATCGGATATACGGGAATAGAGTTGAACCCTGATATTGTCTTTCAGTCATGATAGCACCTTTCGCAGCAGTAAAGTGTTTAGGCGGTGTACTACATTGCTTTGCCCCATTGCCAATGCTGTGATAGCGAATCCCTGAATCGGCGGTATAAAAGTCTTCCCGATACCTCCTGGCTCCAAAGACATGACTCCATTGATTTCTTGGTATAGACATTTATTGTTTAAATATAAAGTTAG